TTTTGGTAGTCCATTAGAGTCTAACATATCCCACTCGAATTGTAAAGAGGCATTTGTTTTTTCTTCGTTTTCGATTACCTTAACTTTACCATATTTGTAAACTACCCCTTGATACTTACCCGCTTTTGCAGTAAGTCCAACAGCAGTCCAAGTCTTTTCTTTATTCTCTACGAACTGGTATAATTCACTAATTGGTGTACCTTTACCCCAAAGCATATCTGTATTTCCAGCTCCACCAGTATTAGACATAGTGTAAATAACTCCCTATAATGTATTTTGGTGTATCGATAGGTTTACGTCCAGCATGTAAGTGCGTCCATAGTGGTGGAAACATTAACATCTTTCCTGTCACTGGTTTAACACTAAGGTTGAATTGTGGGAAATCTGTAGAACCACCTTCATTATCATTAAGATATAAGAAGAATACTAAGAACCTTCTTGCACTACTATGATTGCCCACATCAACGTGGTCATTAAACTCATCTACATCGTTAGGCATATATCGTTTTAATCGAAATGCCTCAAATGCAAATTGTTCTGGGAACATCTTATCAGTCACTTCACAATCGTTCATATACTTATCTATATAACTATAGAACTTATCTTGTAGTGGTTTGACAAATGGCTCCCATTCTGGATGATTCTGTAATGTCACCTGTTTAAAAGAACGATGTCCTTCTAATTTAATCTCTTCATGTTGATGCTCTGATTCTTCAAACATCGCAATCATCTGCTGAGAAAGTTCTGGTTCAATTACATTATCATAGACTTTAACAAAGTTATGTTGCATCTGTTTCTACAACTTCTTCTTCTTCAACCTCTTCTACTACATCTGCTAGTCGTGTTCCATATTTGAACTCTTTACCAGCAACTTCATCCAACTGTTCCATAATCTCTGGAGTAAAAAACTTCTCTGGATTATTGTTAATTGTTTTGCCGAATGTTTTAGAACCATCTGGTAATTCAATACGAGTTGATACTGATTTGAAGATATCGTACTTCAATGCAAGTTCAAGCAAACCATAGTATCTATCAAGTCCACGTTCATACATTAGTCGTACATCAACCACTTTATTCTCAACAGTTAAACGTGACTTTGCATTTTTACAGTGAATGATACTACCAACAACTTGTGTACCGTCTTTCTCTTTCTTCTTAGAAAGATATACGATAGATGATGCCGCATACTTCAGTCCAGAACCACCACCCATTTCTTTGGTAGGGAACATAGAACCAACTACATCATATGTGTGATTAGTAATTACCATTGGTACTTTTGCTTTACCAAGTTTCAAAGTCAACACTCTGAATGCAGCTTTAAGAACTTGAGCACGAGTCATATCTCTTGTCTCTTTACCATCAGCAGTATCTTCTACTTCTTTTGTAGTAGATAACATACCAAGTGAATCCAAACACAATAACATTGGTTTTCTATCTTTTTCATTCTGTTGCAGATATGCATCCAATACTTTTAATGATTGTGTACGAAATTCTTGTACAGTTGTTACAGGTAAGATAACCATACGATTAGGGTCAATACCCCTATCAACAACCATCTGTTTTGTAATCGCAGATTCAGACTCAAAATACAACACACCAGCTTCTGGGTTTGCATCAAGGAATGACTTAACCATGCCCATGACAAAGAAAGTTTTACCTGTTGCAGATTCGCCTGCAACCGCAGTTATTTTGTTTGCTGGTAGTCCACCATGAATTGAACCACTCAGTAGTGCATTGAAAATATAAGAACCAGTATCAATAAACGCATCTACGTCACCAGCCTCCACACCTTCAGATACAAGTGCTGCGTATTCGTTGCCCGCAGTCTTAGCAATGTCTTTTAAAAAGTCCATACTATACATCTCCTTCTTTTCTATTGTTAGAACGAAAGGCATCAAAACCGTCTGGATAACGTGCTTCTAGCTTTTCGATATTCATATAGATGACATCTTCCAATGAACATTCCATAGCAATACATGCTTGTGCAATATACCACATCACATCACCTAACTCACGTTTCATGTGATAGACGGTATGTTCATCCATTGGTTTACCTTGAAACAAACACTTCTTAATAATCTCTGCAAATTCACCACCTTCAGCAGTGATACCAAGTGCCGCAGTAATTAACCGTTCTGGTGGTAAACCCTGTTCATCAATTATATCTAGTGCGTCAGAAAATGCAGTTGCATCTTTTGATTCATCAGAAGTCACTTCATCGACAAATCGAGTATAGTCAAGTAGTAGTCGCTCATCAGTCATATCTATATCCTTTGATTCCATTTTGTTTATTATATGATAATTCTCTTCTAATGTCAAGAGATTATTGAACCTTTTGTTCCAGGCGTAATCAATCCACTGGTTTGTTGTTGCCAACCTTTTGCCATTTCGTCAACTGATTCTGTATAGTACATAATACTATTTTTACTGAATGTGAATTCACCATCAATTTCTTTGCCCGTTGCAGTTATGGAAGGAATCAACCCCACACCTTGCTGAGACATTTGTGCCATACGAGGTTTGTATACTACAAGGTCTTCTTTTGTTTCTGAAACAAACCGCCCCACAAGTTCCATACCATTTATGAACAAGATACTAATTACTGTGTTTTCTTTCGTCATGTTAAAATCTCCTTGATTTCATTTTTTACTTCATTTAGATTTTCTTCATCATCTGTTTGGCGTATTGCCAATTCACCCATAAGAAGAAAGTTGGTTTGTAGATTATTGATAAGAGTCCTTCTGGTTTGTAACCACTTCTCAGACTGTTCATCTCCCCTACCAATATGTCTTGCCTTCTCTACAGATGGCGACACTTTTAATATATAAACCTTTGAGTTATGTTCTGATAACAACCATTCGATATCTTTTGCACGACAGAACCTATCACCTTCAAGTATTATATGTTTATGTTTTGAAACTTCTTGATTAATGAAATCTCTAAATTTAGAGATAGCACCATAACTAATCCTGTCAGTTCCACCAAAAGTTTCTCCAACTGGATATCGTCCTACTACAAGAGTATCCCCATGCTTTTGACATGGAAATAGTTTCATGGGTTCAACATCTTCATGCGAACCCATCTCTTGAATTAGATTTCTCATTAATGTGGATTTGCCAGAGCATGGTATTCCACCAATCATTATAATCATACGCCTACTTTAGCACCCTTTCTCTTATTGAAATCAACTGTTTCTAATTTTCCATTTTGTGGAATGGTTTTGCCACCTTTTGCATATGGTATTTCAGAGTGATCACCATGAAATATTTTTGAATTAAATACTTGGCCAGGAGGTATTTCTACACCATCAGAAGTAACGCCCCCTTGTTGCACCCATAAATTAGGTTTCTTATCCCCATAGCATCGTTCTTTGTCTTTTTGGACAATTATTTTTGCATCAACTAAAGAAGAGAGAACTTCATTAATTTGAAATTCAAACCTTATATTAGTAGTGGCAGAAATATTCTTTTTGAACAAAGCAGTAAAGGTTCTATCTTCNCCCTCTTTTATTGTAAATTTAGTTTCAATATCACCAAGCTTCTTTATCAATAATCTATACCACTCATCTAACAATTGTTTTCTTGATTCATTAGAGATAATTGGTAACTTATAACCATCATCTTCTAATTTTTTAAGAAAAACAAAAAAATCATAAAAGGACTGTGAAGGAAATACAAAATCTTCTTTTTCTGCAATCTTTAAGTAAGGAACAACTGTTTTCTCAAAAAAAGTTTTAAACTTTTCATATTGTTTCTTTTTGAACTGTGTGGTATCAACATAAGCAGTATCTAAGTCTGACTTCCCACCGATTGTAGGAACTTCATTTTTATTACATGCATGAAGAAGTGCAAGTTTCCCAAGAAACTCACAAAACCCATACCTCATAGTTTTTGATGCTTCTATTGCACCGACTTCTACTGAAATATCTTTATATTTTTCATTTAAGTTTTCTCTTATATCTACACAGATTAATTCAAGGGATGGATTTCTGTATTCAGCAGCATTTAAGTTTACGCCATCATTTAACATTTTGAATAAATTAGCACGTTCTGATTGAGTCAAATCACAAAAAACCATAACGACTACTGCTTGTTGTTCAAATTTTTCAACAAGTTTTGGGTGTTTGTCTTTTAACTTTTCATAAGCATTTTTACCAACAAGAACAAGGTTTCCATTATCATCTTCTTTATACTCATTGATAAAAGAAGAAGTATCTTTTACATATTCAGCAAACCCATCTTGGAAACGATAATCACCATTTGAAAGTGTNACTTTACCCTCATAAAAATCAATAAAAGAATCACATCTATTACCACCATCCAAGTGGGCATAAACATAACCTTCTTCTATAAACTCTTTTAACTTTTCAACAAAAGTCCAATCTCTGGCATCTTCTGCACACTCAAGTAATTTTTTTAAATCACACAAATGAATTGACGTATAAAATGCAGAACCAATAGTTGCAGAGGTTACATAACCTTTTTTCTTTGCATCATTCCAAACTGACTCTCTTTGAACAGAAGTATCACGAACTGTGACTGGCAATATATTTTCAATAAAATATATTATCGAAAATGTCTGGGGAACTACTTTTAGTTCTCTGTGAACTATTTTATTCATAATATAATCTCTCTCTTTATTAACTATACTTACAGTATACCTGTTTTAATAACAAATGTCAAGGCTTATTCGCCAAGAAAGTCATTTAAATTTCCAGATGTTTTTGCAGCATACTTACCAAT